TCGGCAAGGGTTACAGTCACTTGCGTGTCACTCATCGCTACAGGTGTAACGTCGGTGGTTTCAGCAAGTGTGCTGGTTGCTTCTGCGAGGTCTGCGAAAATCGTGAAGATTACCGAAGAACCTGGCATTGACTGGTTGGTTGGTTGAACATCGGCTGCTTGGTCGAACAAGAGTTCTGAACGGAGGGCGAAATACGCCAAACGGTCATACGCTGCCTGGTCGGTGTCAACCGAACTTTGCTGGGTATATGACATGACTTTCCTTTAGGGGTAGCCCCAAAGAACGTGAATCCTATGGGGAGTGATTAGTATTTTTCTGCTTCGGCTCTCGCCTGGGCCAAAAGTTGCATCACTTCGTCCGCGGATTTTGCTTGTCCAATACGCTGAGCGTAATCGACAGGAGGTTCGCTTGTCTGCCCAGCTCGCGCTGCCTGTGCCACCCGATTCCATGACTGCTGTTCAGCAACCACTTCCTTGTTCTGACTAGGTATGAGACTTGCTTCTTCTGCCGCTTGTCGAATCGCCTCCGGTGTTAATTCACCGTCGTAGCCTTTAACGAAATACTTGTACTTCGGATCGTTCGGGTCCATGCCCGCTTTCACGAAGTTAAGTTCTCGTCGGGCTGCCTCTGCTGATGCTGCCTGCTCACGTAAAGCCTTATTCTCGGCTTCAAGTTTCCGCAAGTGCGCTCGCACAGGGTCCTTCGATTGCTGCTGGTCTTGTACTGCATCATCCTCAAACTCGTAGTTTGCATCTGACATGACCCACTCCTTCTGCCCACATTCGGATGGAGGTTCCCGAATGGCTGCAAGTCTCACCCCTTTTGCACATTGAAATCGGGGGGTTTCCAATGGTGTCCGTAACCGAACATTCCTAGTATACACACACTTCACTTGACAGTGTCAAGTATGCTATTGCGCTTTACCCACCGCAGTAGAAATAGAGCCTGATGTTTCACCAGTTGTCCGAGCAAATGATCCGCCACCAGCGAACTCACCAGTACGAAGACGCTTACGACGCTCTAGCTCTTGTTGCGCGGCGACATCAATCCCGAACTGCGCCCCAGCCAACTGTTCACCGGATAGTGCAGTCTCACCCGCGAAAGTCTGTCGCAACTCGCCTAAAGAACCGACTTCGACGAACCCTGCGCGAGCCTGCTGTTCAGTAATACCTCGTCGAGCCAAGTCTTCAGCAAACGTACCTGACAGCTGAATACCACCCTGCTCTAGTCCACGGGCTGCGATGTTGGCGGCCTGTGCCTGGCGGGTGAGTAGCGGGGCTGAACGAATAGGGTCAAGGAAGTACCCTGCCAACTGTCCTTCAGTGACACCGTACAGGTTCCGCATCTGTTCTTTGACTGCTGGGTCAGCATCAGCGACAGCACGATACCCCTGTTGTACACGCTCATTCAGTTCAGATGGAGAAACGTCGCCCTCTATCAAGGCTTGAAAGTCAGACGGCGTGTTATAAAAATTTGGGTCAAGACCGTTGGATTGCATTGTCTGTCGATACTGGTTTTCTAGCCCGATGTATGAGGCAGGATCAAGTTCAGCCAAACCCTTCTTCAAACGGGCAGCATTACCGGCAAACCGCTTTTGGTAAGCAGGCTGTTCACGGATAGCAAAAATGATGGCATCAGGGTTGTTGAGATTGACGGTTTCCTTAACGATGATTTCGTTGTAGATGTAGTCGGACAGTTCACCCAAACCGTAGGTGTTAAGGACGTTAGCCATTGTTACGCGGGCATCTTCTTTGCGACGTTTTGTTTCCGCTGCTGCTTGTGCCTGCTCAAATTCCAACTGCTGTTGCATAGCCGCTGCCATCGCATCAGATTCAGTTGTAGGTGTGACCGTTGGGGTGACAGGTGTGACCGTTGGGGTGACAGGCTCAGGGACAGCAGCATCAGGAATGTTTATCCCACCCAAACCAGAGGCAGCAAGACTTGCTTGACCTTCAGGGGTTGCAAAATATGCAGCCAATTCAGCATTTAGGTTTTCCAAACCAAGAGAAAAATCTACGCCACCTAAACCTGTATCACTCATCATCCAACCTTTCCGAAGGCTCTAGCCAAACTTAAAGCAATATCCGTAGCCTGCTGATTAGCCTGCTTCGTGTACTGCCAACCAAACGTAGGATCACTCTTAACCGTGGTGACCCACTCAGACAACGACAACTGCCCACCGTCTTTGCTTCCAAACGCCTTCAGATATGGCCCTGAGAACATATCAATCTCATCCTCAGAACGCTCCAACAGATCAGCCGCATAACGACGATAGTTCCCACCAATATCTTCCAATGACAAACCTGCATCAATCTGGTCAGCCAACTGTGGCATCGCACCACGCGCAAACTTCTGCAAACGTTGACGCAAACCTTCCTCAGTCAAAACCTGACCCGTGCCTGCTTCCGGTGTGCCAGTCAGAATGGACTGAACCTGGTCATCGGATACCTTGAAGTTGTATGCGCGACCAATCTTGCGGATACGGTCAGCATCTGCACCGCTCAACGCTCGACCCGTTTGTGCCTGATTGCTGGTGGCTTTGAACGTGGCGTTATATACAGCTTGTTTCTCACCCAAACCAGTAAGACCAGTACGGGCAACAGTTGTAGCAACTTGGTTCAAAGTGTCTTCAGTTAAACCAAGATCACCATACGTGTTAGCGATACGGGACTTTGTTTGTGTGATTAGGTTCTGTTTATCTGCGTCAACGAGTTGGTCAAAGTTTTTGGTTGCAGAAATTGTTGTCTGCCAGTAGTTCGTTCCACGGATTTCCTGCTGGATTCGCTCCAAGCCTGCCGATGTGGTGAGATCGTAAACACCTTTAGGATCAGACACCCTAATCATCAAATCAAGAAGGTCTTTACCAAAATATGTTTCAGCGTTAGAAGCCAACCAGTCATCTGAATATGACGGGAAGAACTTTTGTAGCGCGTCAATCCAGTTTTGTTGGACTGCTACAGGGGTCTTAGGGGTTGTCTTGCCTTTAGTCGTTGTGACCGTCGCTCCAGTAGGGGCTGTCGTGACCTTAGGTGTTGTCGTTACAGGAACATTGGTTTGAGTGCCAGTAGTTGCTGTGGATGCTGTAGCTCCCTTAACACCAGTAGGGACTGCTGGAACTACCGAAACCCCACCGACACCACCTTCGCGTTGAAGGCCGCCACGCGAAACCTGAGGGACGCTGATACCTTCCAACATTTTGTCCGTTGGATTCAAACCTTGTAGAGTTCGATATGCCTCACCAAGAACAGTTTGTGCTTTATCAATATCACCGTTTCGGGTTATGGCGATATTTAGATTTCCTTGTGCAGCCTGTAGTTCCCCTCTTGCTCTACGAATTTTTTGGTCAAGTTGTTCTTGTGTCGCTTTTTCCTGTTTTGCTTTTTGGGTTTCTTTTGTAATAGATTCCAAACGCGCTTTTTCAGATGCTTTTGTTTCTTCTTTAGCGATTTTCTTCGTGTCTTTAAGAAGATCATTCAACTGAGCAAGACTGTAAGACTTGTTTTTGTACCGCGCTTTTCCACCAGCCCTAACGTTTGGGTCGGCAATAAGTTCTTCTAGTGTTTTTACATCTTCACTTGCAGCCATTACGCAGTCCTTAACATTTGATTGAACAAATCGGCAACCTGAGCAAAACGGTAAGCCTGTTGCTCACCAGTCGCAGCACCAGCAACCACATTCTCACTAATCGTGGACAGCGAACCTGACTCACCGGCAACAGATTTCTGTTGAACCTGCTGAATCAAAGACTCAACCTCAGCATCGGTGAACTTGCGACCCAAAGCCTCGACTGCTTTCTCATCCAAAGACTTGCGGGTATCCATCTTTGACGGACCTTTACGCCCGCTACCCGAACCAGGATAGTCCTGACGGATAAAGTTCATAGAAGTTTTCCAGTTGTAGCCGTACTCGTTGCTTGTCAGCAACAGGTTTTTCATCGCATCAATGTCGGCTGGATTAAAACCAGTTGACGATGGTCGAGTTTTGCTACTGTAAAACTTTCGTTGATACAACTCTGTTTGTAAAGCAGCACGATCTAGCGGGTTTAGTTTTGCTAACTCCGCATAAGCCTCTTTGCTGGCATCATAAGGTTTGCGCTCAATCTGACCTCTTTCGTTTACAAGGTTCTGCCCGTAATACAACAACTTGGACATCGCACCTGACTGGATTGGTGAACCGCCACCTGTGCGGGAACGTGTCCCCATCCCACCAGCCTGTTGAACATATTGAAAGGCATCGGGTTCAGCTTGCTGATATGCGCCAAACTGTTCTGACGGTGGAGTAGCGATTTCACGCGGGCCTTTAGCAGTACCAACCACACCTGGTCCAGCACCAACAGCAGCATCTATCTCCTGCTTGATTGGGTCTTCGCTCATTTGTCTACCTCAGATGAAAGTTCACGATCCCAAATTCTTGCGAAATCAGGGTTCTGTTGGATTAGTGCTTGACCAATACTAACAAGGTAGTCACGGAGAGGTTCCGCTTTCTTCGCAGTATCAAAACCACCCTCCTTGCCACCACTTGCCACATATTGTTGGACAGCCTTATCGCGGTAATCCAAATAGGTTGAAATAGATTTAGCAACACCATTGTTCTCCAACTGTGGCAACTCAATCAAAGTACGCATCTCGGCCAACTTGGACTCAAACTCACCAACCGTGAACACAGGGGTCACAGGGAAACCTGCATACCGTCTGTTGATCTCCTTACGCACGTTACCCAACCATGCGCGTTGCTCTGCCGTTGGGTATGCCCCAACCTGTGTGCGATACGAACGGTAAATAGATGCACCCATACGGTATTGGGCTTGTTTAATGATCTCTGTATCAGACAGCCGTTCACGGCGACCCTTGCGGAGTTGTCGATCCCACACCTCAAACGAGAAGTCATCGCCACCTGGGGCGAGATAGCCTGCTGTGGCAGGGAACTGCTCCAACAAGTTCTCGTTGTCCCGCTCCCAATCACCGAACTGCTCACTTGCCTCTAGTCCACCGGCAACAGACTTGCTCTTAGACGACAGATACAGCAGCGCGTCATCACCAAACAGTTCGATGAACCTCGGTACAGCGGTGTCATAGTTTTCGTTCTGTAAACGATAGAACTCTTGGACCATCGCAGACGCATACACATCACCTGATTTGGTTTTCACCACATATTCAAGTGATGGTGCGGTAGGGCCGACGAACTGTGCGAATCCACGCAACGCTGTCAATATCTTCGCTTTGGATTTAGCGTCAGCCATCAGGTTTGCTTTTGATTGCTCATCATCTAGGTCGTAGTCACCCGAAGTAGACAATGCTCGCAGGGTGTCCACATAGGTGTTGGCGTAGATTGACTCCAGTTTTGTCGGGTCGTCACGCAAAGCCGAGCGAATCTTGCCAGCCCATGACGGCATAGCGTTAAACGACCCTCGACCATACGGCAACAAGACACCAACCACGTCATCAAACTTCGGTGAGTCAGGGATCAGTTCCGACGCTGCGATCTGACCTACTGGACCAAGCGACGGAACGACCTGTAGACCCAGCGACAGACGCTTTACACCGCCCTGTAGAGGGGCTTTAACACCTGTCAGCAGTTTGGTCAGTTCGCCTGAGAACGGGAAGTTAAACACGTTCTCACCCGTTGTCGGGTCTTTGTAGAAAAACCCTTGACCGTCGTTATCAGGGTCAAAGTTTTCTGCACCTGAATAAATAAGTTGTGCTTTACGGATACGGGTTGGGTCCTCAGCAAGCAGACGTAAGTATGTTCCTGTGACTTCACGGTAGGCAACACCGAACGGAATAAGGATACGCATGATGTCTTCAAGGTTGTTACGGCTTGAAGCGTTATAGAGGGCTTCTTTGGTGCTGTTCAAAGCAACTAGTTGTGCGAAGTCATCCAGTTCCTTGATTGTGCCTTCACCTGATGCGGTTTCAGCAAGCTTATTGATACGGGCAAGAGTCTTTTTACCGCCCACATAATTCTCTACAGAAATACCGTTGCGCGTGGCAGAGTCATCAATGTACTTCAACAGTTTTACTGCTTCATCTTTTGACAGCAAATCAACATTCTTGGAAACCTGCTCATAGTAGAACTGTCTGAACACAGGCGACTTCTCAAAAGTCTGTGATGCTTTGCCGTACACACCAACAAAGAACCAGTCCGTGAAACGATCCAACGCTTTTTCGGCTGCATTAGGTTCCCTGACACCGATACCACGTTGAGCGATCTTTACTGTTCCAGGCAACTGACGCAAAGTTTTGTCACCCTCGATAACGGTATTACGGGACTTCACAAACTCTGCAAACTCTGCTCGACCCTCAGGGGTATCAATGATGTCGTTGTTGGACACACGGCGAATAGTCAGGTCCAACCTGTCGGCTTCATCAAACTCAGGGATAACCGAAGATTTTGTGACAGTAGCATTTTTTGCGTCAGTAACAAGATAGAAAATCTCGTTGCCGTCAGCGTCTACACCTGCGCGGAACACAGTCCCACGACCAAGTTCTCTAGGTCCATCAACAATGTCGGTCAAAGCAATACTGTTTGAATCAACAGACTGTGTTGGCCCGAACGGAACACGGCGATGACCGATAGCAAGTTTGAGGTCAGGGTCGCCACCAGTTTTTAGTTCAACACGGCTACCAGCAAGTTTTTCAATCCAAGCTTTCAGAACATTGTCATTAACTTCTTTGACTTTTAAGACACGTTGGTTTCCGTTGTTGTCAACAATGGTTACACCAGTCTTTAGATACCGTTCAAACTGTCGCAAATACTCCTTGCCTTTAGGAGTGCCACGCAGATAATCAATCATTTCGTTGATCGGAACACCCTTGGCCCAAGCGTTCATCACACCGTCTTTAGCGATCTGGGCGTATTCCTCACCTAAACCAAGAAACCAACGATCACGGTTTCCTTGTTTTGTGACTAGTTCGTATGCACCGTTCTTCACAGCATGAGCATGAATGGCTAATGGGTCTTCTAAGTTCCGCTTCAAACCATCTGTCATCACTTCAACAAATGGATCAAGGGTTTCGTCGCGTGAAATGTCGTCAACAGCGGCCTTCATGATTTCATCAAAGTTTCTGCCGGTAATAGTTTCAGGGGCTTTACGAGCCATAACCCACTGCATATAACGGATTGGGTGGTTAAAGAAACCTTCCTTACCGATAGTGGCAATACGAACCTGTGCGTCAACCATGTTACGCATTATGTAACCGCCAGTAGCCAGCGTCAAAGGTTTCCAAACTTTGTTCTGTAGATATTCTGAATAAGCAACAGCGGCACGTTGATCCCCACCTCGTCGAGTCAAAGCACGTTTCATCATCCTGTTGCCAGAAATACGGCGAACCTCACGAACATCAGGCAAGATTCTTGTTCTATCCATCAATTCAAGAACTGATCCAGGTCCATTAAGTTTCATCGACCGCAGATAAGCAGGATCAAGGTCAGCGAAATCAGTCAAATCTGCCTGACCAGAATCAAGTAATGCGGCAACAAAGCCACCATCTTCAGGTCGTCCAGCAGCATTAACAAAATATGCTCTGGTTTCTTCCCCAGCCTGCTTCACATTCTTAAACAAATTCTTAATCTGTTCTTCTGTCGCGCCCTCTTGCTTCAACAAAACTTTGACGGTTTCATCAAAAACTTCATCAACCTGCTTGATACTTGCGGCTGCACCAGACTCGTAGGCATCCATGATCTTGTTGAGCAGGGTTCGACCTTCGGTGGTTTGACTAAACGCAACGCCAGCCTTACCTGTGCCGATGGTGTCCAAAAAACGGCCATAGTTCAGAACTGCTTTTGCGTTGTCAAGATCAGTACCAGCAATAACAACTTGTTCAGGCATCGTCGTAAATAACTTGTTGTGCCTAAATGAGTTGTATAAACCTGAACGTTGCTTCTGGAAAGCACCAAATTTTGCACCAGGCAACTGTCGGATATCTGTTGGCAACAAGTTCGGGTTAGCGTCATCCAAACGGTTAGTCACATCAGCGATAACACTCAATACTTCGTTTTCGTTTTTAGCGGCAGCCAAACGCTTTGCCGTAGGAATATCTATTTTCCCGCCAAAAGTGTCACGGAAAATACTGAACGCATCGTTGTTCGCTGGATCACCAAGATTGGACACAAGTCGTCGAGCGCGAGCATCAGTCTGCCAAAACTTCAGGAACTTGGAACTGTCAACTACCAACTGTTCGGCATCGGTCAGACCAGCATCGGCGCGAGCAGTTGCTTTCAAAAGTTTTCGTACCGCCGACAATTCCTCTGCCGAACGAACGCCCTGAATCGCTGCCTGAGCAGACTTTAGTTCCGCTAAAGAACCAAAACCCTTAGCACCCGCATACGCTTTACCGCCAAGAAACGTTGGGTCAGAACCAACAGCGACAACAGCATCTAGCAAACCTGAAGCAATACCGTAAGCCTTAGAGCCTGGGGTAAACACCAAACTTGCAGCACCACGCCCAATCGTCCACGCTGAACCGTTGATAGTTCCACGAACCCGACGCGCACGTTCAGCCTGCTTCTCGGCTGCTTTACCACCAAGAAAGAAACCCTCACCGGCTTGCTCAGAATCCGACAACATCGTTCCCAAAGAAGTTGACTGGAACCATCCATCAAAACCAGCAGGATCATTCGGATTGAAAACTTGTGATGCCACGTTCTGTGACAAATCCTTAACCGTGTCTAACGCTGCAAAAGACCAGCGTGTTGTTTCCTTAATCTTGTCAAAAACATTTCGCTCAAAGAAACCCTTATCATCAGGTTTGTTCGGGTCAAGTAATGCAGGTACACGTTTGGCTTGTGCTTGTGAAGCAGCGTCAACAGTTTGTGGTGAAGCATTACCTTTAGCCAAAGACAACACCTGTCCTGGGGTCATCCACGGTGACTGGCTATAAATCTGTCCTACACGCGCAGCGATCTCAGGGGTAGCACTTGCCTTGTATCGGGTATTCGCTGCTTCGTTAGCCTGATATTGGTCAAAGAACTTTTGCTCACTTAGAGCATCAAACCAGCCTTGTGTCATTACAAACCATCACGGCTGTAAGAATCAATCAAATCTGCAAGATCATCATTCGGGTATGCCTGATAGATCGCTTTCAATTCCTCTAACGCACTATCACCCGTAGGTTGTGGGATGCCTGCACCAACTGGACCTGGGCCTGCGCCGAATGGTGCGCCAGCAGTAATCGGTTCCATTGGTCGTTCCGTTGGTCGAGTCAACGAACCTAAAGTTCCAGGCACAGGACGTTGCACAGGTTGTGCTTCTGTTGGTGGTGCGCCCATAGGTACAGCGCGTTGAGCGTTCATTTGCTCTGTTGCTTTACCATAGGTTTGACCTGTTGCAGCTTGGATTGCTACACGGTTTGTTCCTGCTTGAATGTCGCTCACTTACCCTCCTAGTTGTGCGAGTAGTTGGTCAATCGGCGGTGGACCTGCTTGTGGTGGTGGACCTGCTTGCATTTGTCCACCCATTCCTGGCATCGCAAGTCCTGGCATTGTTTCAGGTGAACCTTGTGGTGCTTGTGCTGCTTGACGATCCTTAGCGCGTTGATCGGTACGACGCACAGCATCAAACAACGGTACGTCTTGCTCGACAACGAGCTTGGTCAGATACGCCAAATCTTCTGGCTGATACGGACCATTAGGGTCCGCAGCCTGTTGCTGAATACTTGTAAGTAAAGCAGATTCAACTCCTTCCGAAATGATGCGGTCATGTTCTAAGTCAGGGTCGCTGATAAGCGGGTCGGCTTCGCGAGCGGATTCTTTAGACATAAGTCCTGTTCCGAGTCGTTGACCGAGGCCGACTATCAGCGAGTTCACATCGGAGCCTGCCGCAGAGTATGCGACATAGTGGAAATCTGTTTGCCAAAGTTTGTTTGGCGTATAGGTTTCTTCACCAGCAGATGATTTGCGTCCGAAGAAGAAAGATTTTTCTTGGTTGCCCCAATACGCTTTCTCAATAGCGATAGCAACTTTATCTTCTTCCAAGATGGATTGTTCAAAGGTTGCTTGTGCTTCTTGCACACGGAAGTCCACGGTTGCCGACAGGACGGATTCGCCACGGCGACCAGTACGAATGTTGCTGGCTGATTCTCCACCGAACTCGGCAGGAATAGCACCTTCCAAACGTTCTTGTCGTTCCAAACGATCAAGTGCTGTATCAGTTTTGTAACCTGGGTTGAGTTGCAACTGTTGAATGTCGCCACCCTTAACAACACCAAGTTGTCCGGCTTTACCATCGGCGACCTGCAAAATCTCTGGGTTCTCACCAGGTCGAGCAATCAGATATTCTTCAGGGAAGATACCGCGCTCAATAGCAATTTCGGTAAGTGCTTGTAGTCGTGCGCGGGTGTAATACATTCCCATCACACCATCAAACTGTCCACGCGGTTTGTCAAGGGTGATGCGGTTAGCAACGATTGCTAGTGGCATACCTGTACGGTTCGGGATGTATTCAAGCATCATCGCTTCAATACCTGCACGTTCACCTGGGGTTAGGTTCGGTGAGTCCTCCGCGCCAAGCACGATGAGTTGGATGCACTCTGGGGAAACATATTCGAGCATCGTGTATTTGGTGTCGGCAGCAATTTTGCCTAAACGCAATTTCCCTAATACAAGTTCGCCATAGTTTTCTAGCAGGTAGCTTGCGCTGGCACGATACGTGAAAATGCAGTCATCTGGGGTCGGGTTATCGGGATCGTCTACTGGTGCAGCGAAAGTGTCCAACGGGTTACGTACAGACCACACTGGCATCAAGGTTTTGAAGTCAGGTTTGATAACAACAGCAGATTGTGAGTAGCCGAGGAGGTGTCGTGCGCGACGGCGCATCTTCATCTGCATACGGTTGTGATCCCAAATGGACAACATGGCACGTTTACGCATACGGGCAGATGACTTGGAACGCTCGGAGCCTTCTTTGATTGGCGGGAAATATGGTGACGGCATTGTTGATGTCACACGCATAGACATCTGATCCAAACCCTGCACCAACAGGTTTGCTACTGAAGATTTAGCGTTCTTGTCCAGTTCGTTCAACGGAACGATCACGTCACCGTTGGCTAGATCGCGTACACGACGCATCTGTTCTTGAACAGGACCTTGATTCCTACGGCGTTGCTCGTAGAGTTGGACGATTTCCTCAGTAGTGAGCATTTGTTTTTATTTGCCGCGAC